GGCAGAACAACGTGAAAGAAATTTCCTTCATACTGTCGTTCCACAACAGATTGCCACAGGTCACTTTAATTGCGAAGGAGAGGGGTGCCCCCTCCTTGACTTTGCAAAGACTTTTGATTCAAAAGTGACCACCCATGGTAGATTGGGTGACTCCAAACTGGAAGGTTGCCTACGTATTATTTTTGAAGCTAGTGAATTCTATGGATTCATCTTTGAAAATGATCTAGAAAACCAACTAGCACGATGGCAAGCCCATTTGCAAGAAGGCAAGATCCATTGGATCAAACTTGTTAAATATAAGTTATGTGCCTTCTATGCTGCAATTCTTGAACAAGAATTGCCTCCAGCTATAGGATTGATTAATGATCATCCTGATAAGCTGATAGGTGGAAGGTGGTATCGCTGGTTTAGAAAGTTCCAGCGAACCTCTTGTAAATTTCATCTACATAGTTTTCTGTGTACTCTTCTTCAGGGAGTGAAGCGTGGTTGTCCTCGGGCCGATGAGAAAGATCTCAATCAGGCTAAGTTTGACACCTTCACTCTTTTGACTTCTGAAATAACTTCAGATCGAGTAAGTACAGAGTTTAGAGAGCGCTATCCACGTATTAGTGAACAGCGAATTTTTGAAGAAATTGACCGGACGGTTCTTGAATTATTTAAGAACAAGACTTTCAATAAGAAAGATTATAATCCCGGTTTTCCTTCGACTTCTTCCAATTACGTTTTTACACGTAGTAATTTTGGAGGAGTTGGTGCTCTCTCGTCTCAAATTCATATCCTTAATGTATGGAAGTTTGGGAATCTTCATCCCTTAAATCAGACTTTAAGAAAGCCTGTTGGCGTTAGACAGAATGTCAACGGTTTTGATGAAGATGGTAATCCAAAAATTTCTTATACTTTAGTTATTGATAAGAATCTTAAGGAAGAGTTTGAGAGGCATAAAGCCGATGTAGATATAGATTTACTAGATGAGGCTATTGAGGAGATACCTTTTGCGGAGCCGGTTGCTCTCGCTGAAGCTCTGAAAATCAGAGTTATTACAAAAGGTCCTCCCGTTTCAGGATATGTCCTGAAACCATTACAACTTTTTCTTCATCGCATTCTGCGCAACCATCCCACTTTTAAGTTAATAGGAGAGCCTGTTACTGAAGAAGTCTTAAAAGACAAATTTCGAAAGGTTCTCAAGGGAGGTCAGAAGTTCATCTCAGGTGACTATAAAGAAGCCACTGATGGACTCTGGTCCGCTATTAGCGAAAGGATAGCGCATCGCATTTGTGATATAATATTTGCCGAAAGTGATTTCGAGCCACAATATGCTGAATGCTTCCGTGAGTTATTTATTCGCCTCCTCACTCGTCATGAGTTGAGATGTGATTCTAAGGAGAGATTCGAGTCTGCTCCTCAGAAAAATGGACAATTGATGGGTTCTATTGTTAGTTTCCCTGTCCTTTGTATTGCGAATGCCGTCCTATGTCGGATGGCCTTGGAATATCACGGTTTAAGAAGAA